AGGTGATATCTCTCGCCTCGGGCGAGGCTACCGTGACGGTCGAAGATTCTGGAAATAATGTCAGCTTTTCAACGAAGGCCGTATTCACCTCTGTCACAGGGCGCACATCTGAGCGCGTAACGGCAGCAGGCTCGTCGGGGCGTTACTTGAGGGTCGTGACCTCGGGTACGTTCTCGAATCTGGTGTTCGTTGTCGGTTTTAGTAGAGGGTGATCCGGCATATAGCCGGTTAGTCAAAAGTAGGGATCAGAAAGGACAGAGGCTATGGCAAAGGTTTCAGGATTAGGCGATTACCTCGCCGTCGATAATTCGGGCGGGAGCGTTGTCGATATCAGTAACGATGTTACGAGTATCACGCTAAATATAGGGCAAGACCTAATCGACATAACGGGTGTAGATAAGAGCGCCAGGGAGCGCCTGATATCACTCGGTGATGGCACCATATCTCTCACGGGCGTATTCAATCAGACAGGCGCGGATACGGTGTTCTCAACGTTGAGTGGAACGCGCACCGTTACCTACGCTCTGGGGGGTAACACCTCGGGAAAACCGGTGATGGCAATGGAGATGCTTATAAGTGCGTATGACCTGAGCCGGGGTACGGATGGCTCTATGGGTTGGACTGCCAACCTGTCGCTCCAGAGCGGTACTGTCCCAGCGTGGTCGACCGTATAGCGAGCTGAATAAACATATCCATATGGGCTGATCGGAGGACTCAGTGGCCTATCAGATAACGCGCCGAACGGCGGTGATCGAGTTTGAAGAGGAAGTGCTGGCTGGTGCCGAAATTCGGTGTCGGCTGGATGTTCCGCTGGGGGTGTTCTTGGGTATCCAAGAGGCACTCGTGAGTGAGCAAATCGATGAAGCTTTCAGACGGTTTGTTGAGGAAATTGTAGAGAGCTGGGGCTTTATTGATGAAGATGGAAGTCAAATTCCAGTGAACTATGAAGGGATATGCTCGTTGCCATTTAGGGTAGCGGTCGAGACTATAACAGCATGGGTGAACGCGGTGAATAATGCCCCTTTAGTCTGATGGAGGACATCCGACGTGCGAAGCACGTTGGAGGTGGGGTGGATAGCAAGGGCAGAAAGGTAACGATGCCGACTGCTGCATATCACGCGATGCTCATTGACGGGATTGCTCGTCGTTATAGCGTACTGCCCTCAGTAGTGTTGCAGGAAGATTCACGTGTCTTGAGTTACATATCCATCGCCAATGAGATGGAAGTCACCGAGGACAAAGACACCGAGGACAAAGAGTAGCTCGATGGCTCAAGCGAACGAAATCAAGATTTCCGTTGATGCTGATACTACTAAGGCCTCGAAGGGTATCGGGAATCTCAAGATAGCGGCGCTTGGCGTAGGTGCTGGAATTGGTGTAATTGGGATTGCTGCTCTCAAGATGGGTGACGAGCTTCAGTCTGCCTACAACACTATACGAGCTAATACGGGGGCGACTGGTAAGGATCTTGAAGGGCTAAAGGGCGACTTCAAGGAAATTCTTAAGGGCGTACCGGCTGATTTTGCCACTGCATCCGAGGCGATGGCCGAGCTGAACACCCGTATGGGCCTGACTGGGAAGCCACTCCAGGAGATGTCAAAACAGGTTCTAAACCTGGCACGAGTCTCGGGCGTAGATGCCACCACAGCGGTCAAGTCAGCCACACGTGTATTCGGAGACTGGGGCATCGGGGCTGGTAAGTCCAAGAAAACGATGGACATGCTGTTTCGGGCGACGCAAGTGTCTGGTGTGGGCTTTGACAAGCTCGCTGGAACTCTCGTGGCTTTCGGTGCACCGTTGCGGGCTGCTGGATTCAGCATCGAAGAATCGACCGCGCTACTGTCCAAGTGGGAGAAGGAGGGGGTCAACGCCGAGCTCGTGCTCGGGGCGTTCAAGATCGCGCAGTCCACCTTCGCCCGTGAGGGCATCCCGATGCGAGAGGGGCTGGCGGACACGATCGCCAAGATCACCGAACTCGGGCCGAGCGCTGAAGCGACGGGCCTTGCCATGAAGACCTTCGGCTCGCGTGCTGGTGGCGATATGGCTGCCGCGATTCTCGAGGGCCGGTTCTCGATTGATGACTACATGGAGTCGATCGCTGGTGGCTCAGACACCATCAACGCGGTCGCTGCCGATACGATGACCTGGCGTGACGAGTTAACGCTGCTAAAGAACCAGGCGGTCGTTGCTCTTGAGCCAGCACTGTCGGCGCTTGTCGATGGTATCGGGCTATTGATAGACGGCATCAAGCTGCTCGTGGTGTGGATACGCGATAATTTGGGGCCGGTCTTCGAGGCGTTTATCACGCTAATAAAGCCTAAAATGGACGAGTTCTTCGTGTTTTTACAGGAGAAATTTGACGAGTTTTTGGTCTACTTCGATGCCACCATTAAGCCTGCAATCGAGAACATCCAGAAAGTGTTTGAGACTGTGTTCGGCGGTATCGTTGACTTCCTGCGTGAGCACTGGGACGAGATCGAGCCGATTATCATGACCGTGATCGACATCGTTACAGGTCGCCTCGAGATGGCGTTCGACCTTATCACGGGACTGTTTGATGCGTTGATGCTGCTGATCTCGGGTGACTTCTCGGGCGCGTGGCGTGCACTCAAGGAGACTATCATCGGTCTTTTTGAAGATATCGTCGATCAAATCAAGCTCTTTTTCACCCTCTTCGGCCAGATCATCCCGCTGTTCTTCGACATTGGGGTAGCAATCGGCAAGGCGCTGTTAAAAGGAATTAAGACACTTGGGGGCAAGATCGGACAATGGTTGTGGGACCAGATAAAAAAAGCGATCGACTTGCTGCCGGAGAGGCTTAAATCGGGGATTAGGAATATATTTGGCGTCATAAAGGGTGTCGCAGGGGGTGTTGGGGACATATTAACTGGTGGAGAGATAGCACAGCAGCGAGCGGGGGTTGGCAGCGGCCTGATGGGCAGCTTCGCTACCGTCCAAGCAGCGCACGCAGAAGCTCTTATGTTGAGCCGTACAGGCAGGAACGTAGGAGGCGACACGTACATCATCAATATGACCGGCCTTGTTACGGACCCAGTAGCGACAGGCGAGCAAGTTATTAAATACGCAAAAATCTATAAGGATAGCGGGGGGCCAATGGGTGATCTCCTCTCGGCGACAAACTAATGGCAGCCGTCGCATATCCCGCAGTGAAGGTGCTCGTCAGGTTCGATAAGGGAGCAGAGAATGCGGGCTGGTTGCTGGGCGAGGGTGGTCTAGGCGCTGTACAGCTAGGCTCACCAGATGCAGATAGTGACTACACGGACATCTCCACGTACGTACAGGGCGTCACGGTCACGAGAGGCCGCTCTCGTGAGCTTCAGCGATTCGCGCCAGGGCGCTGCAATATCACACTCGACAATACCACTCGCGTGTTCGACCCCCTAAATGCAGCAGGCACCCACTATGGCAACCTCTTGCCCGGTCGCAGGGTCAGGGTATATATCACGCACCCGACTAGTGGAGCTGATCATCGGGTATTCACGGGACAGGTGACTGACTGGGGTATGAGCTACCAACAGATGAAGAATGCCACGACCCAACTGAGTGCCACTGATCGAATGGTAGACATGCAGCGAGCGGATATCACCAAGACCACCTCGGCAGGCACAAGCGACGTCGCAGTGAATGAGATACTCAACGCTGGCGGCATTGTTTCGCGTGAAATTGACACAGGTGATGAGACCTTCCAGGCGACTGCGTTCGCGGGCGTAAGCTGTCTAAGCGCTATGAACACAAGTGAGGACTCAGAGCAAGGTGCCATGTACGTTGACGTGAATAACGCTGTCGTATGGAAGAGCCGTAACAGCATCTTCTCAGATACAGCGAGCAATACCTCACAGGCAACGCTCGGGACTGCTGCACTGCCCCTTACGGACGTGAGGCTCGACTACGATGCGATGCTGATCCGGAACGATGTAAGCCTTACGCGCACGGGCGGCTCCGCCCAGACGGCTGATGATTCTGACAGCATCCTCGCGTATGGGAAGCGCTCCTATTCAAAGAGTTCACTTATGACGAGCACCGATGCCGCACTGGATGCGATAGCAGATACGATTATCATCGTGTACAAAGACCCGCGTGTACGGGTGAAGGAGGTGAATCTTGCACCTCAAGCGAATACCGACCTCATGACTCAGGCGCTCACGCGCAAGATACGTGACCGGGTGACGGTGGAATTTGCGCCACCTGGCGGGGGTGCGGTTATCAGCCAGGATGGATACATCAGCGGGATCACGCATCAATTGAGGCCGGGTATGTACACCACGAAATTCACACTTGAATCAACCGAGGGCAACGACGTGGCCTTCGTGCTCGGATCGGCAAAACTAGGGACATCGCAGCTTTGGGGCTAGAAGGGTAAGAGATCATGGCTTGGGAAAATGGTATAACTCGCTCAACGGGTGACACGGTGACTGCCGCAGACTGGAATAAATTCCTCGGCGCTGCCGGTAATATTGACTTGACGGCTCCGGGCGTAGTGACCACCAGTGGCGATACAGTGCACGCCACTGGTGATAACACGCTCGCCAGACTAGGAATCGGCAGTGAGGGCCAAGTTTACAGCGTGTCCTCTGGCGGCGTACCTGAATGGGCTACGGCTGCGGGTGGTTCATGGACGTATGAAGGTGGAACGACGACACCATTTACCACGAGTTCAACATCCGTAGCTGCTGCCGCTACCATTACTGGACTATCCATCGCTGCAAGCAAGCCCATTGTGGTGCTGTGCTCATGGAAGGGCAGCTCAGGGGCCGCATCAAGCAAGAGCGGCGGGGTGTGGAAGTATAACACCACTGAAGTAAATGCTTCGTTACGCGACATAGCCAAAGACGGAGACAATAACTCGGAAGGTTTCCAGACGACTTTCATGGGGCCGCGTATCTCAGGGTATGAGATGGGCGGTTGGACCGGCACGGCAGGCGCATATGGGAGTCTTGATAGATGGGAAAGCGGGCTTCAGGGGGCAACGAATCTGGATAACGTAAGCTTCACGGCAACGATCACGGATATTGTGATCGGGGCCAAAACGACGAACACCAGCGGAACGGCCACGCTTGGATTCGTGGCAGTGTATAGCTTGGCGGTATCATGACTTCTAACTTTCCAGCCTCGAATCTATACCGAGGCTACAGGCAGATATCCACGGGCAAATTTGTGGACCGCTTGGATGGTACGAGCGGCGACAGTTTCGAGGGAATGAGTGCCGATGCTGACGCCATTGATGAGGTAGCTCAGGCGTTTAGCATTGATGCGTCTGATCTCGAGGTTGTCACCACCGATACCAACCCTCATATCGACGCCGAGATCATTGCTTCAGTCGTTCCGTGGACTGAGCTCGAAAGAGAGAAGCGCAATGATCAACTGTCTCAGTCAGACTGGACGCAACTGGAAGGGTCACCGCTCAATGAGAGCCAGCGATCCGCGTGGGCAACCTATCGCCAAGCACTGAGAGACATGCCTGAAACGGTGCCTGACCTGAATCAGGGCGCGGGACTCGAATGGCCGGCAGAACCTTCCTAGAGGTTCTGCTTTTTATTATTCTGATGTTGATCATTTTAGAGTGGTTCAGTAATGCCTGATACAGCAGGGCTGGCTGATATCGATCGTCGATTGGCTAGGATTGAGGCTGCACTGTTGGGCAATAGTCGCGAAGGTTTGTTGCAACTCAGTGCACGAATGGACGAGCGAGTGGCTGATCTGGAAGATAGAATGGATGACACAGAGGCAGAGCATGGCGGCATAATGACTCGCGTGCATACGCTGGGGACTTCGATTGCACTTATCGCTTATGCCCTGTGGGACAGTAAATCGAGGATATGATCATGCCTAACGACTGGCTGCCGGGCGTGCGTCAGCAGCCTACGAACGCCACTGGTACACGCACGCTTGGCAAGGTAGAAGCCGTGGTCTGTCACGTCATACAGGGACATCGTGCGACGATGGACGTATGGGCCGCAGAGAAACGACCTGTTGAGCACGAGGCGAGCTACCATTTCGTTATAGACGAGGATGGAACTCCTACCCAGTATGTACCGATCTCGATGCGGTCATTTCATGCCGGGAGGGTGCCTGATCCCTCATTGGTCACGTGGTCTCGATACCGCAAAAATACGAACCCAAACGACTATACCGTGGGGATCGGTGCTGCTGGTTTCAGTGAGACGTCATGGAGTGACGCGCAACATGCGAGCTGCGTCACGATACTGCGCTGGCTCAATGAGGAGTGGGGAATGACTATCGACGACACCACGGTAATCGGCCATCGCGATCTAGATCCGCAATCAAGAAAACACGATCCCGGTCCGAACTGGGATCTTGAGTGGCTATTAGCGCATGTCGTCCCCCCAGGGGAAGAGAATGACCCCAACAAACCGCCCCCTCTTGGACCGTTCGACTCTCAGCGATGGGCTGAGGCATGGTCTCGAGGGGCAACCCCGATCCGTACCGACGGCGGGGATCATATTTATGAGATCCGAATAAGGAGCTAACGAATGAATAAGAAACTACCCGTACCACGAACGGCTCAAAAAGGTTTGCGCGACCTGGTGGTCATCGCCGCCTCGTCAGCGTTGCTGATGCTCGCCGAGCAAGTGGGCGATTGGGGTCTGCCACCCGAATATACGCCGATTATAAGTGCCCTTGCGCTGGCCGCATACAGGGCAATACGTGACAAGGTTGGGAGCGCTACCGAGTAAATCGAAGCGAGTGCAAACGCACTCTCAGCCTAAGCAAGACAGCCTCCTCGTGCTCCTATTCGAGGGGGCTGTTTTGTGTGTGTCCGCACTGTGGTAGCATTGTGCTACGATGTTTGTCTACGAGAGTAATAGGAGGACACGCATGGACTGGAACGCAACACAGTGGAGCGAAACGAAGCGAGCGTCGTACGCACACTTGACTGATGTGTCGTACCCGTTGACAGCGCGGGCGCTATACCAGGCGCTGGGCGAGGGACTTGACACTGGCGCGATACCGGATGACGGCGAAATCGTCGTCAACCGGAGAGCGGACTACAGCGCCGGCGATGACGTGCCACATGAGAATCTGGTACTGCGCCTAGAGATAGTGAGCGAGCGCGTTGACACGATGCCGAGCTTGATGGAGGTGCGCTGATGAGTGCCCTCAACACTGATAACTGGCGGGGCGTGATCACGATGGACTACCTAGCGGGTGAGCGACGGAGGGCTCAGGTGAGCCAGACGGTGCTTGCTGAGGCGCTTGGGATGACTCGTGCGCGCCTGGCAACGCTCGAGACGAGCAACGACTACATCTTGCCCAGTGACCACTTCGCTGATGAGTGGATGGTCCAGATCAAGGCCGCCACCAATGACTAGCCAATCAGAGGCAGAGAAGTACGTGGGCGACCTGTGGCAGTTGCGTAAGCAGATGAGAGACGACCGCGAGCGTGACAAGGCTATGAGCCGCATCCTCAAGGGCTACATGGAAGTCACCGAGGAGACTGAGCTGGTCGATGGCGAGAACGGTGTGGCCGCTAAGTTGCAAGAGCGACAGGCGAGCGGAACGCTCGACTTGAGAGAACTGGCACAAGCGCACCCCGACATCGTGGTCATGCTGGCGCGTGACGGGGGGCTGAAGGCTGATCTGAAGGCAATAAATGACCTCACCTATGCGGGTGAATTGGTCGATTACATGCGACCCGGCAGCACGAGCTACGCGCTCGTGTTCAAGGCACTGGTCTCATGATTGCGCTCGCGATTATCGTCGCTGTCGCATGCGCCGAACTTCTGCGCCAGTTCATACAGGGAGACCTCAGTGCCAACGAGTAAATACCTCAATGAGAAGGGGCAGCGACTACCATCGGTGACACAAATACTTGATCATTGCTGGCCTAAGCCAGGATTGATTGAATGGGCAAACCGTGAGGGTTTGGCAGGCCGCTCGCATACGGTCGTGAGAGACCGGATGGCTAAGATCGGCACTCTGGCGCATGAGCTCGTATTTGCCGAGTTGGGTGGGCCTGCGGTGCCGTCACTAGACGAGAGCGAGTACCCGCAAGACATCCAGCAGGCAGCCAAGGTGCCGCTATACCACGCTCGTAACTGGTTTGAGGGCAAAGAGTGGGAGCCGATCCTGGTCGAGCAGCCCCTCATAGCGCGTGTAGGGTTCGGCGGAACGCCAGATTGGTATGGAATGCTGAACGGTAAGCTCACCGTGCTGGACCTGAAAACTGGGCGCAATTTCGCCGAGCATGGCGTCCAGTTGGCGGGCTATATTGAGCTGCTGAAAGCTAACGACTACGCCGTTGAAGCTGCTGTGGCACTATACGCGCCACGGACGCTGACCGGAAAAGCGAATCACACGCGATGGGAGGAGGATAGTTTGCCAGTTATTGCACGAGCATGGGCTGCCGTAATGGAGCTATATGCCGTGCGTCTGATCATTGGATAAACAGCAACATATAAGGAGACAGAGATGCCGTTCCAAGACGTAACAACAGCAGAGGGAATCCCCGAAGTATCGGGACCAGTCAAGGTTGAGTGCCTATCCATCGAGGACGCTACTGAGGGTGAATTCGGCCCGCAGATGCGTTGGAGTTTCCGGGTTTGGGACAATGAAGGAACCGAGATCACGTGGCCCGATGGCACCACCTTCGAGTGGCATCAGTACACCTCTGACAAGACATCACCATCAGCGACCGCGACCCAGTGGGCTCAAGCGCTGCTCGGTCGTCCCTTGCTAGAGAATGAGCAGGGGATCGCCATACAGGAGGCGCTCATCGGGACGAAGGCAAACGCTTTCGCTGAAACTCGCACCAGTGCACGCGGCAACGATTACAGCAAGATATCGGCAATCTCTCCGATTGCCCAGACTGCCCTCGAGCCTGAAGAGGAAGCCGTTCCCTTCTAAGACATCTGCCGTGTGGCGGGGTGGGGCCGGAGTCTCGGAGGGGGCTCCGGCCTCGAGTACTGCCCCTCGGCGGTTAAGTGACTGAAAACAGTCACGCTGGATGCTCTAGGGGATACTTCCAGGCCGTCGGGGGACAGTGTTCGGGGGACTATCGGAGGATGAGTGGTGCAGGAAGATCATAAAACAGACCCAGCGACCGTCATAAGCGTACGAAAAGCAGTGCAGCAGGCTATCGGGCTCGGCATCTCAGTCGTGCCAGTCGCTGAGGATGGGAGTAAGCGCCCCGCGCTGCCTTCCTGGACAGCGTTCCAGAAGCGCCAGCCGGGCTCAGATGAGCTGAACGCGTGGTTCGGGTACGACAAGAGCAGCACAGGATGCGGCTGGATTATGGGTGCCGTGTCCGGTATGGAGTGCCTCGATTTTGACTCGCGGGGCGCCTTCGAGGCATATGCCGCACTGGCTCAGGACATGATCCCGAGCACGTGGGAGCGCTTATGTGCCTACGTGGAGCAGACGCCGAACGGGCAACACCTGTTCTGGCGCTGCGAGACAGTCGAGGGCTCTCTCAAGCTGGCCCACGACGCTTCTGGGAAGACTGTCATCGAGACACGTGGAGAGGGATCGTACGTTATCACGGCACCGTCATACGGCACCGTCCACCCTTCAGGGAAGCCCTACACAGCCACCGGCACGCCGGCGGATATTCCCAAATTGACCCCAGACGAGCGGAATACCGTGCTCGCACTAGCCAGGAGCATGGATCAGAGGCCGCGTAAGGCCCCTGAGCGCCCTGAATACGTGAATGTGGGCGCTGGTGCAGGTGACAGACCGGGCGACGTGTATCAGCAGCGTACGACGTGGGCCGAGGTGCTCGAGCCGCACGGCTGGAAGATGGTTAAGCGCCACGGAGACGAGAGTTATTGGCGACGTCCAGGGGCCGCGAACGCTGAGGGCGTTGACGCAACAACGAACTATAAAGGCAGCGACCTGCTCTACGTGTTTAGCACCAACGCCAGCCCGTTCGAGACTGAGCGCGGGTATAACCGCTTTAGCGCATACGGGCTGCTCGAGCATGGTGGCGATTACTCGAGGGCAGCGGCAGAGCTGGCGCGTCAAGGGTTCGCCTCAGATGTGCAGGAACCGCCCCCAGCAGTCACAGAAGTCATTGAAGAGAGCACACCAGAGCCAGCCGTCATCACTGGCCGGCGCACGTCGGCCTACACGTTCGACCATGGGTGGACTCCTGAGAGCTTCATGGGTCGCTACATTGCCTATGCGGCGGCAAAAACTGACGCACCACATGAGTATCACGAGGCGTGTGGCCTGAGCCTGATCGCCACATGCAGCCCCAATGCGCGGACGTACCTTGACCCCTGGCCTGACGGACTGAGTACGAATCTCTACATGCTCATAGTGGGCGCCACGACAGCCAGCCGAAAGAGCACCAGCCTCTCGATAGCGCGCCGGCTGATGGCATCAGTGGGCGTGGACAGCGTGCTCGCTGAACGCATGACCCCCGAGGCGATGGTGGAGCAGCTATCTGGACGACCCAGGGCTGGCTCGTTACTCATCGGTGACGAGTTCGGGGAAGCGCTCGACAGCATCCTGCGGCGTGACAACTATATGAGCGGCCTGAGGGAGCTGTTCCTCGCCCTGTATGGCTCTCGTAGATACAAGTACGCCCGACGCTCGAAGCGCATCGCTGGCGGTGGTCAGCAGTCAGACATTGACGAGATCATCGACCCACACCTGACAATCCTTACGGCGTCCACAGGCTCCATCTTCGAGGTGCTGAGTAGCCGCGATGTACAGACCGGTCTCGTGCCTCGCTTCGCCATTGTGTACCCGCAACACCAGCCACCACGCCGCTCCGTCTATGAGCGTGCCGAGAACAGCAGCGAAGACGAGAGCTGGCTACATAACTATCTCCAGGCGATCTATCTCTGGGCGCATGCAGCCGGGGAGAGCGAGAGAGAGATTACGGTCGAGTGGGAAGAGGGTGCGTTGCTGATTGTTGATTTCATTAGCGAACAGATCGAGGCAGAGGCTAGTGAGATCACCTCTAGACTCGGCCCCGCAGCTATCAAGGTAGCGATGCTCGCCAGCTTGAGTGAGAGCCCACCGAGCTCCGATACCATCACAGTCGAAGAACCGCACGCCGAACAGGCTGCGCGGGTGATCGAGCGGTGGAAGGTCGATGCCCTGCGGTTCGAGGATGAGATTGGGGGCTTATCGGCTTATCAGAGACGGACTGAACAGGGAATCGAGCGCACGCGGAAGCTGTTACTCAGTGGAGGAGGCACTGTGGCTCGATCAGTGGTCTCCAGAAGTCTGAAGCTTGAAGCACGCGAACTGGACCGCCTCGAGGAGACGATGGTGGACCGCACAATCATCGAGGTCGTGCAACAGGAACGCGAGGGAAGTGGACGAAGAGCCAAAATGTGGAGGCTCATATGAGGGCCATTTCATTATTCTCTGGCGTTGGCGGGTTCGAGCTGGGTATGCAACGGGCAGGTATCGAGACGGTTATGCAAGTCGAACAGGATAAGCACTGCCTGGCAGTCCTGGAACGACACTGGCCAGACGATCACACCCGATACGCCGCAGACGGCACGGAAATCTCTGACGGAAACCGCTACAAAATGGCCTGCAATGGAGTCGTCGCACCAGTCGCAGAGTGGATCGGTCATAGGCTCGTGGCGGTCGATAAGCTACTGGGAGCGACCATATGAGGCCGCTCGCCATCAGCCTGCTGGCCTGCCTGGCGGCGCTGCTCGCAGCCGCACCAGCCGCAGCACGGACGAGTCCAGAACCATTCACTGACCCAGCGTGCTCCCCAGTCACCATGGAAACGATGCCGCTCGAGGAGCTGCTCATGCTCGACCCGGCATGGATGCTCCCCAGCACCCCGGAGGAGCGCGTCAGGGAGTACCTCAAACGCTCCCCATGGCCTCGCTGGCTACACGCTCAGGCGCTCGCTGTCATAGCCTGCGAGAGCACCTTCAACCCGAACGCGATCGGCGACGATGGTTTGGCCCTCGGCCTGCTCCAGATACGTACCGATTACCACCCACAGCTCGCACTCATGGACCTGCTGGACCCTCAACAGAACCTGCTCGCTGGCTACGTAATCTACCTGGAAGCCGGGCGGTCGTGGAGTCCATGGACGTGTCAGCCCTAGAATTGATAGAGCCACCTAATCGCAATCAGTCTTCGCCATACTCGACGGCGATACGACGCTCAATGAAGTCATGTATCGATGCATCCGTGACCAAACGCCTTGCACCAATACGAAGGTCTTGGAGTTCACCAGAACGGCAAAGCTCATCCATTGCTGGTATGCCGATCCCAAGCATGTCTGCCGCTGCTTGGCGTGACAGCAAGGCGGGAGTGATCGGGCCGTCGGGCGTTCGCACTGCTGATTTGGGCATTGCCTCTAGACACCTTTCGTTGATGCTACAAGCTTGTGCGCTTGCTTAGGTGGTGAGTATGACAGGGCAATCGATTAAGGGTGGGTAATAAATGACCAATAAGTGGTTAGAGTGGTTATATTTGAACACTGGTGGTCGCACTTGGAACTGATAGGGCTTGCTATTATTTATATTAGAATTGTTATTGAGCCTTATCATTCAGAAATGAAATAATAGGGCAGGTGACATATCGGCCATTCTTGCACTGTTTCGGGGGTGAAAGAATGAAACCGTATCTGGGGGCGTGTGTTTTAGGGGTGCAAGAATAGGTGTGAGTGGGAGGCGGGGGGTTATTCTTTCTTTCTTTATTTTCTTGTACACACTTCATTTGTCTTTACTAGGGGCCTGTGCAAGAAAGAAAGAATGCCTCAAATTGGGGGCCTGTGAGGTAGCGCAGGCCTTGCCCATGCCTCGCGCGCGTGGGCGCCCGCGTGTGCCACAGGGGCTACAGTGAGGGCGGGAGGTGAGCTCATGACTACTAGAAACACGTGGAAACAGAGCGAGCGGCGGATGGCTACGATACTTGGTGGCGAGCGAGTGCCGGTGACGGGGCGCGAGCGTGGGCACGCGCCCGACATCGAGGGCGT